TGCTTAGCTAGCGTAGATCCGTCAGACGCTCCTACGATCGGTGTAGGTGAAGTAGATGAATACGGATCAGACTCTAAGGTACACGAGCGCTGGGATTGGGTACTCGACGAGTTGATCTGGACCTTTGAACAACTTAAAGATGACGAAGAAGGATACCGTCTTTTCTACAAAGATGGTATATGGGACTACGAAGGGCGTAGCGCTTATGAAAACCGTATTGAAAACGGTCTGCGTCTCTTTGGTAAGTACTACCGCGGTCTTTGGGATTAATTTTCTTTGCTCTTAGACTCAGCTGTCTTCTTTGCACCGTCAAGGAAGAACCATATAGCGTTGATGTTCTTCTGACACTCGGTGTTGTTCTTGTGTAGAGTCACGAGAAGCTTTGAGACCTCGAGGTCTGTCAACGTATCTGGGTTTGGGAACTTACGAACGTTAGGACAGTTGAACATGGTACGATCAGGAATGATAACTACCTGTTCAGTCTTCGTGATGACTTGAGGTGGAAGAGACTTAGCGCAGCCGGCTAAAGATAATGCTACGAGTGAAGCTATAATGATTCTCATTTCGGTGCATCCTTAAGTTTGTTTACAGTTTGTTTCAATATCTCAGATGCAGGTCGATCTGCTTTCTTTGCAGCTTCAGTGCTTAGATAGTCGTTAGCTTGATTGATCTTTGCTTCGAAGACTTTCTTTTCATCCTCGTTTCTCTTAATGATAGCCCTCTGATCCTCTTCGATCTTTTGCATCTTGGCTTTAAATTCTCGCTGATCATTTATAGCTTGCTCTAGTTGTTTTTGATTGTACTCTAATAGGGCTTCGCGTTCAATACCGGAACGCCAAGAGTAGTATATACCACTCATCGTACCAAACAGAAACAAAGCACCGAATATATAGATATAAAGTCTCATGACAGCCTCCATGTTCATAGTATTTATAAATACATGGAGCACAAAGGGAAACAAATGGTTCCAGAACTAAAAGGCCTACAGATCGTTCCAGAGGAGATGGTACAGTTTTGCGCTAAACAACTGGTAATGATGGGCGAACCTGACAATACATTTTCTAAATTCTTAGAGACAGCCAGAGAGATCAGAATGGCTGGACTCACACCAGTTTTCTTGTGCACTGAAACCCTACAGGATATGATCCTGACAACGGAAGAAAAGCTCAAGAAAAAATTGCACTGAGGGGTTTACAAAGTAAGCCTGAGTGCATATATAGAACGTGGGTGCCATTCGGGCCCGCAACATTAACAACCTTGCTTAACAGGAGGTCAATATGACAACACCTTTCCCTACATATAAGTTCGATCACACCTTCGCTGATCTTCAAAAGTTTGACAAGTACTTTGTCGGTGCAGACAAGTTCTTCGATCGCGTGAAGCAAACGGCAGACATGATCGCTAATAACGCTGCTACAGCTTATCCTCCATTCAATCTCAAGAAGACAGACGATAACGTCTACGTCATCGAGATGGCAGTTGCAGGATTCGGTAAGCAGGATATCGAGTTAACTCTCGAAGACAATAAGCTTAAGATCAAGGGTCATACTACTGTAGACACACTTGTTTCTGACGGCATCGATCAAACATTCCTTCATAAGGGAATCTCCGATCGTCCATTCGAACGCACGTTTACTCTTGCAGATAACGTTGTCGTTAACAACGCTCAGATGGTAAATGGTCTTCTCAAGGTTTGGCTTGAGCACATTATCCCAGAAGATAAGAAGCCAAAGAAGATCGACATCGAAGAGACTGACGCTCCTGCTCCTAAGGGTAAGAAGCAGCTTCTCAATGAAGGCAAATAATATATTATGACGACGCCTCCCAGCAAAGCTGGGAGGCTACTTCTCGTTCATAAGGAATAAATTAAATGACAAGATATATTAAGTTCATTACTTCAACAGTAATGGATTCACTTCGCTTTTACAACACTGTAAGAGAACTTTCACAGCTAAACGATCGTGAGCTAGCTGACTTAGGTTTAACACGTAATGATATCGTTCGCGTAGCGAGCAATCAGTACCAGAGAGATATTATAAATACAAACGTGAACGCCTAATACAAGGAGTTACTATGGCTATTACAAAAGAACAACTAGAATCTTTTTTTGAGGACACAGACGAAGACATCGTTGATGCATATGTCGATCCACTTAATAAAGTTTTTGAAAAGTTTGAGATCAATAATCCAAACAGAATCGCAATGTTTCTAGCACAGGTTGGTCATGAGTCTGGTGGTTTGACAAGAACCTCCGAGAACTTAAACTATAAGCCTGAGCGTCTTGGACAGATCTTTCCAAAGTACTTCCGTGACGTAGATCCGCATGAGTATGCACATAATCCAGAGAAGATCGCTAACCGCGTATACGCAAATCGTATGGGCAACGGTGATGAAGAGTCTGGTGACGGCTATAAGTTCCGTGGACGTGGTCTAATTCAGTTGACTGGACGTAACAACTACGAGTCGTTTGCTGAAGACATGGGTATGGAACTAGATGCAGCCGTTGAGTACCTAGGTACTCCTGAAGGTGCAGCTATGTCTGCTGGTTGGTTCTGGGATCAGCACGATCTAAATGATTGGGCAGATAAGAATGACGTAGTAACCGTTACTAAGAAGATCAACGGTGGTACTATTGGTCTTGAAGAGAGAAAAGAACTTTTTGAAGAGGCACTAAGCGTCTTCGCATAAAGTTGTGTACATCTTAATTAAAACGGGGTAATATAGAGATATGTTACCCCATTTTTTTATCTAAGGAGTGTACATGCGTTTTTACACGAACGTGTACTTGCGTGGCAACAAGATCTACACGCGTGGCTTCCAAGGCGGTAAGCGCTTTAAGGAAGAAGAGTTTTATCAGCCATACATCTTCGAGTATGTTCCAGGACAACTGTCGAAGTACAAAACGCTGGACGGTAGAAGCGTCAAGCGAATGAACTTCCGTAGCATCAAAGACTGTCGTGACTACATCAAACAGATGGATGGTGTGCGTGGTAAAGAGATGTTCGGCCTCACGCACTATCAATACACTTATATCAACGATGAGTTCTCAGGTGAGGTCGAGTATGATCCCTCGCTCATCTCGATCGTAAGCATCGACATCGAAACACCTACTGACCAAGGCTTCCCTGACCCTACAGTTGCAGACGTTCCTATCAGCAACATCACTATCTCTAAGAACGGTAAGATCGTAGTCTTTGGTTGTGAGTACTATAAGGCTAAAGCTGATAACGTCTATTACTTCCTGTGCAAGGACGAAGCAGAGATGCTTCAAAAGTTCTTGATGGTTTGGAACGATGAGGACTGGACACCAGACGTATTGACTGGTTGGAACATCGACTCTTTCGACGTGCCATACATCTACAACCGTATCTGTAAGGTCTTAAGTGAGAACGAAGCACGTAAGCTCTCACCTTGGAGAATCATCGACGAGCGTGAGATCGTTCGTGGTAAGTTAGCTAATCAGTCTGTGTCAGAGCGTACCGACAAGATCTATGAGTTGGTTGGTATCTCTACTCTCGACTACATGCACCTATACAAGAAGTTCTCCTTCACTAACCAAGAGAGCTATAAGCTTGACCACATCGCTAACGTTGTGTTAGGTGAGAACAAGCTAGACTACTCTGAGTTCAACTCTCTATATGAGTTCTATAAGAAAGACTACGAACGCTTCGTCGACTATAATATCCACGACACTGTTCTCGTTGAGCGACTTGAGGATAAGCTTGGTCTAATCAAGCAGGTGTTCGCTCTAGCTTATGACGCAAAGGTCAACTACAACGACGTTATGACTACCACTAAACCGTGGGACGTCATCATTCATAACTACTTGATGAATCAGAACATCGTCGTTCCTTTCTTCACACCGAGTCGAGAAGACTTTGACCTCGTCGGTGGTTATGTCAAAGAGGTACAGACTGGAATGCATCCATGGGTCGTATCGTTCGACCTTAACTCTCTTTACCCTCACCTCATCATGCAGTACAACATCTCACCTGAGACGTTCGTCGATCGCATGCAATACTTTCCTAATATCAACACACTACTTAAAGGCAATAGCCCCGTAGACGATGAGAGGTATTCGTACGCTGCAAATGGTTGTCGTTATACCAAGGACAAGCAAGGGTTCTTGCCCGCTCTCATGGAGAAGATGTACGACGATCGCGTCATCTATAAAGAGATGATGTTGGAGGCAAAGAAGAGGTACGCACAGACTAAGTCTAAAGAAGATGAGAAGCTGATCGCTCGCTACCATAACTTACAGCTAGCCAAGAAGATTCAGTTGAACTCAGCTTACGGCGCACTCGGTAACCGTTACTTCCGTTGGTTCTCGTTCGACAACGCTGAGGCTATCACTAAGTCCGGTCAGCTCTCTATTCGTTGGATCGAGAACAAGATGAACGAGTACATGAACAAGATCTGTAAGACAAAAGACGTTGACTACGTCATTGCTTCAGATACAGACTCTATCTACGTGACGTTTAAGAACTTGATTCCTGAGAACAGTGACCAAATGGAAGCGGTTCGACTCATCGATAAGTTCTGTGACACTAAGGTTCAACCTTATATCAACTCTTGCTACGATCAACTTGCTGGCATGATGAACGCTTATCAGCAGAAGATGCAGATGAAGCGTGAGACCATCGCTAACAAGGGTATCTGGAAAGAAAAGAAGATGTACATCCTCAATGCATGGAACATTGAAGGTGTACAGTTCGATAAGCCACAACTAAAGATCACAGGCATTGAAGCCGTTCGTTCGTCTACGCCTAAGAAGTGTCGTGACGCCATTAAGAAGGCACTAGAGGTCATGATGAATGAGAACGAAGAGAACTTCCAGGCATACATCAAAGAGTTTCGTACTAAGTTCATGGAGCTTCCGTTTGAAGACGTCGCGTTCCCTAGAAGCGTGAAGCTTACTTACTGGAGAAACAACTCTAACGGTGGTGCGTTTAAACTAACCTATAAGATAACTGATAAGGGTCTACCTATTCAGGTTCGTGGTTCGCTTCGCTATAACGAGATGCTAAAGCGTCTTGGTCTTGAGAAGAAGTACACGCCTATCACTGAGGGCGATAAGATTAAGTTTGCTTACCTCATCACGCCTAACCCTATCCATGACTCCGTCATCGCAGCTAGTGACACTCTACCTAAGGAGTTTAATCTAGATACATACATTGATCGTGACACTCAGTTCGAGAAAGCATTCCTAGATCCACTCAAGTCTATATCAGAGGCTATGGGATGGC